CTTGATCCTCAGAATGCGGCTTTAAGCGCTGGTTGGTTTTGGAACAAACATGGATTAAACGAGTTGGCAGATGCCCAAGAACATGGGATAATTACTAAACGAATCAATGGGGGGACTCTTGGTTTGGATGACCGCATTTTGAAAACCACCAAGGCTTTACAAGTATTAGGGTAAACCAGTATGCCATTACAAAAACTACAATTTCGTCCAGGTTTAAACCGTGAAGGTACGGATTATAGTAACGAAGGTGGTTTCTATGATGGTGACAAGATTCGTTTTCGTTCTGGATTTCCAGAAAAAATTGGTGGTTGGGTACAGTTAAACAACAGTACTTTTATTGGCACTTGCCGTGCTTTATGGAACTGGGTTACGTTAGCTGGTGCTAACTTACTGGGTATTGGAACTGACAAAAAATACTACATTGAATCTGGCGGCACTTATAACGATGTTACCCCACTTATTTACACTTCTTCCAACTTGGGTACTACGCTTGGCCCATTTACAGCTATTACTGTTTCACCATATTCAAGCAGCATTACAGTAACTGATTCAGCATACAATCCTTCTGTTGGTGATTACTTTACTATTTCTGGGGCTACTAGCCTTGGTGGAAATATTACCGCTGCCGTGCTTAATCAAGAGTACGTTGTAGCTACAGTACCTACTACAACAACTTATACATTTATAGCTAAAAATCCTAGCACGGGCGCAGTTGTTACATCAAATGCTTCTGATACAGACAAAGGCGGAGCAGCAGTAAAAGTTGAATACCAATATCCAATTGGTCTAAATGTATATTCACTTGGCACAGGTTGGGGAGCTGGAAGTTGGCCTACTTATAATTCAACATCTTTAACTAATCCATTTACAGCTACAGCTACTGGCACAGCTATTCTTATAGTTACCCAAACTGGACACGGATTGACTACTGGAAATTATGTTTACTTTCAAAGCATAGCATCCAATCCTTGTGGGATTACTAAAGGTATTTTGCAAAAAGCATTTCCAATAACTAATACTGGGGCCAATACTTACACTATTGATATTAGTACCGTTACTACAGCGACTACTACATCTACCGCTGCTTCTGGTGGAACTGTTGTTGTTTATACCCCTGCCGCCCCATTAAGGGCATGGAATACCGCTGCAACTGTTGGTGTTGGACAACAATTACGTCTTTGGACAAATGATAACTATGGTCAAAACCTATTTATAGCCCCTCGTGGTGGTGCTATTTACTATTGGTTGGCTGCTTCTGGAGTAGGCACTAGGGCGCAATCATTGGCAACTTTAGCTGGTTCTGCTTATGTTCCAACCGCTACTTACCAAGTATTGTCATCCGCTATTCAAAAGTTTGTTATTGCTATGGGAGCAAACCCATATACCTCTGGAAACCCAACAACAACATTTAATCCAATGTTAGTTCGTTGGTCAGACCAGCTAAATGAATACCAATGGGTTCCAGCAGTCACCAACCAAGCTGGTGAGTTTACCCTTACCAATGGTTCATACATTATGGGCGCTAGGGCAACCCGTCAAGAGATCCTTATTTGGACAGACTCATGCCTATATTCCATGCAATATCTTGGAGCGCCATATGTTTGGGGTTTTAATATTTTGATGGATAACATATCTGTTATGTCTCCAAACTCTATGATTACAGCTAACAACGTAACGTACTGGATGGGAACAGATAAGTTTTATATGTATTCTGGACGGGTAGAAACGCTTCCTTGCTCATTGCGTCAGTTTGTATTTAATGACATCAACCAAGACCAAGCTTATCAAGTTCATGCTGGTTTAAATGAAGGTTTTAATGAAATTTGGTGGTTCTATTGTTCAGCAAATTCTACCCAGATTGATAAATATGTTATTTACAACTACCTAGATCGGGTATGGTATTACGGTACTATGGCTCGTTCCGCTTGGTTGGATTCTGGTATTCGCCAATATCCTATTGCAGCTGACTATAACAATCGTATTATTTATCATGAAAATGGAGTGGATAATAATGCCACGCAAACCACTACTGCTATTGACTCGTATGTCCAATCTTCCGATTTTGATATTGGTGATGGTCATAATTTTGGCTTTGTTTGGCGCATACTACCTGACGTTAACTTTAATGGATCTAATATTAATAATCCTGCGGTAACAATGACCATTAAGCCTAGGGTTAACTCTGGTACAGCATATGGTGTTTCAAACAATCCTACTGTAACCAGCGCAGATAACTATGGTGCTGCTTCTGCTTATAACATTCAACAGTTTACTGGGCAAGTCTATACCCGCCTTCGTGGACGGCAGTTAGCCTTTAGGATTGAATCTACAGGAATTGGTGTTAACTGGCAATTAGGTAGCCCTCGTATTGACATTCGACCTGACGGACGCAGATGACTTATAACGGAACCCCCGTACCTTCTAAGGCTCCCAACCTACCTGTTGCGCCTACAGAATATGACCAGCGTTACATAGATCAATTAAGTAACGCTTTGCGTCTTTACTTTGCACAAGTAGATACTGCTACTGCAAACATCTATAACGTACCTACATTTACTACTTTTCAAGCTCAAACTTCTGCGCCAACTTATGTAGAGGGTCGTTTATGGTATGACAATACTCAGCATTCATTGTCTTATTACAACGATTCACAAGCGGCAATAGTGCATATTGGACAGGATATTCAGATTAAAGTTATTAATAACACAGGTTCTACTATCCCAAATGGAAGCCCTGTATATGTAACCAGTAGTTCAAGTGGACAAACTTACCCCAATATTGCTTTGGCTAAGGCGGATGTAACGGCAACTTCTGCGGTTCTCGGTCTTACCAATGGCGCTATTACTAATGGTTCTATTGGTTATGTAACGGCTGCAGGTGGTATTGATAATGTTAATACTGGGATGTTTACAGTAGGTCAAGTTCTTTATTTAAGCCCATACTCTGCTGGGCAGCTTATGAATACCGTTCCACCTACAGGAATTGCAGTTATTGTAGGAACAGTTACTTATGTGAATAGTTCTGTTGGAAAAATTTATGTAAAACAAACTACTCCATTAACTGTTTCAGCTTCAATTATTACTGGAACTTTAGGGGTAGATCATGGCGGAACAGGCATGGCAGCTGGTTATACAGTAGCCACTTTACCAACGGCTGGAACAAAAGGTCGTAGATCTTGGGTAAATGATGCTTCAGCCCCTATTTTTGGAACCGCACCAACAGGTGGCGGTGCAGTCGTTATCCCCGTATTTGATAACGGAACAGCTTGGATAGTGGGATAATTAATGTTAAAATCAATTCCAAATAACCTCTAAGGTAGTATATGAGCCTACACCACATTGCCCAGCATTTAAAAGACCAAGGACGTGGACCAGACGATATGCTGGTTCATATGACTTCTGGCGAAGTAAAGGCATTGCAAGGTTTGGCTCAAGCGCATGGTGGCTCCCTTACTACAAACCCACATACGGGTTTACCCGAAGCTGGTATTTTAAGTACCGTATTGCCTATGGCATTGGGCGCTTTAGCCGTAGCTACTGGTCAAGTGGAGTTCTTACCTCTGATTGCAGCTGGTGTAGGTGCAGCAGACTATGCCATGACAGGAAGCCTTACGCAAGGTCTTATGGCTGGTTTAGGTACTTGGTCTGGTGGTTCATTGGCGGGTGGTATTGACGCTGTTGGAGGCGAAGCAATTAATAAGGTAGCAGAAGAGGCTGGAACACAAGCTGTTAAAGAAGCTGCTCCAGCAATGATTACTTCTAATATGTCTGCTGCATTGCCACAAGGCGCTACTGTTGGTGCTGAAACTGCAGGACAAATTGGTAATATTAATGATGCTGCAACTGCGTTTAAAGAAGGCACAATTGGTGCAGATCAGTATTCCCAACTTGCAAGTAAATATTCTGATGCATATGCAAATGCAGCAAATCCAATGTCAAGAATGGGTCAAGGATTATCTAATGCTGCTGGTTCTGGTATTGTTGATTCTGGTGCAAATTTTGGAAGTTATTTAAAAAATAACGCTATGGGATTGGCTGGAGCAGCTCTTCCATTAGTTGCTGGAAATGCTTTTGGAAATAAATCTGCAGTTCCTACACAAACAGCTCAAAAAAATCCATTTGGAATGAAAGAAATTCCACGGGATGAGAATGGCAAACTTATATTTAATGCTTCTATTCCAGAACAACCTAACCCAGCTTACAAACCTACTTACCCTAATTATGTAACTAACCCATATAACCCTGTAGGCGCAGCTTCTGGTGGCGTTATGAAAATGGCTGTAGGCGGTTCTGCCCCTATGATTGGAACACCAGCTCAAAACACTACTATGGATAGTTCTGTTGGTAACAATACTATGTTCCCAATGAGCGAAATGGCTAGATCTTATTATGCTACCCCTACTCAAATGCCAGCTGGAATTAATGCTCAAAACAATAATAATCCAGCATCAAGTGATCCTGGTCAACTTCCTGGATATGGCCCAAAGTTAGATACCAATACTGGCCAGATGATGAATAACTTTGCCGATGGTGGATTGGCTAATCTTCCATACGTTCAACAGTCACAAAATCAACCAGCCACTTCCAATGGCTACACACCTGCTGGTGGTGGTAGTACTTATGGTCAAGGACAGTTTTCACCACAGACTATGGCTATGCCAACTATGGGACTAGATCCACAATCACCATTTAGTCAAATGGGTATGCCCCCAAGACCGTTTGCTCAAGGCGGAATAGCCCAATATGCTGGTAATTATGGAAGCATGGTATCTGCCTTAAATGACGTTCAAGAAGGCGTTGATCTTGCTACTAGAAGACGTTTAATGGAAACTCCTACTCCAGACTTTGGAGATATGAGAGAAGATTCAGATTTAGCTAAACTAGATTCTTATAACCGCGCCCAAGCGTTGCTTAAAAAAAACCTTACCGCTTCCCATGTTAAGCCGTCTAAAGGTCTTCCTAAAGCTGCCGTCCTTGGCGCAATAGATATGACACCAGCGGCTCAGGCCGCTGCAGAAGCACAAGCTAAGCAATCTATTGCCCAAGAATCTTCTACAGAAGCAAAAGAAGGCGGATTAATGGGCTATGCAATGGGTGGCCATTTAGGTGGTTATTCCGATGGTGGCCATTTGCTTAAAGGTCCTGGAGATGGAGTAAGTGATTCTATTCCAGCTACAATAGGTGGTAAGCAGCCAGCTCGTTTGGCTGAAGGTGAATTTGTAATACCAGCCCGTATTGTTTCTGAACTTGGTAATGGATCAACAGATGCTGGAGCCAAGCGTTTATATGCAATGATGGATCGCATTAAAGCAAAAAGAGCAAAGACAAAGAATATTGCAGCAGATACAAAGGCATATAAGTATTTACCAGCATGATTGTAGAGATTCGTCATATACCAACCAATAATGTTGCCCAAGTATGGCCTTTAGTTGAAAAATATATTGATGCTTCTCAAAAGCAAGGCAATGGCGGTGATTACACTTTAGATCATGTAAAGGTGTATTTATCAACAGGTATGTGGATTTTAGTAGTAGCAGTAGATGCACAAGGCATAGTACATGGAGCGATGACAGTTTCTTTCGTCAATTATCCAAGTGACCGAGTGGCATTTATTACTTCTACTGGTGGAAAAGCAATTGTTTCAAAGGAAACTTTGGTTCAATTAAAGAATATTGTTCAACAAATGGGAGCTACTAAGTTGCAAGCTGCGGTTAGGCCGTCAATGAGAAAGCTTCTTAGTAAGACTGGATTTTATGATCGTTATCAGATAGTAGAGACAAAATTATGAGTATTTTAAAAAACAAACATTCTGGTTGGACATGGGACTTAACACGCACTCCATACGATAGCGGTGGTGGCGGTGGCTCTCCAGCCCCAGCAGGTCCTACTCAAACGAATGTACAAAATACCAATATTCCTGAGTATGCACAGCCATATGTAGAGAATATGCTTAACGCTGCTCAGGCTCAGATTTACAAGCCTGATATGACAGGCTTTAATCCATACACACCATATAGTAATAGCCCAACAGATTACGTTGCTGGCTTTAGTCCATTACAACAACAAGCACAATCTGCTGCTGCTAATCTTCAAGTTCCAGGTTCAATGGGTGTTGCTCAAGGTATGACCGCTGCTGGTACTTTAGGCGCAATGGGTGCTGGACGAAATTACGCCAATCAAGCTACCGACCCATATGCAATGCAGTCATATATGAATCCGTATTTGAATGCTGCGTTGCAACCACAATTGCAAGAGATTGGCCGTCAGTATGACATTACTGGCACTCAGCAAATGGGTAACGCTACTAAGTCTGGCGCTTTTGGCGGTAATCGTGAAGCATTGATGGCATCTGAAAATCAGCGCAATAAGAATATTGCTATGAACCAGGCTATTGGTAGTGGTTATAACAATGCTTTCCAACAAGCCCAACAAGCTCAACAGTTTGGCGCTAACTTAGGTCTTCAAGGTATTCAAGCTGGTCTTGGTGGTGCTAGTCAGTTAAGCAATCAAGGCGCTGCAGAATTAGCTGCAAGACAAGGCATTCTTGGAACACAAGCACAACAAGGCGCTCAACAACAAAACCAACAACAAAACGTCATTAATCAAGCCGTTCAAAACTATGCGACTGCACAACAATACCCATATCTACAACTGGGTATGCTTAACTCTATGTTGCGTGGTTTACCTATGCAGCAAGCTACTACTCAAATGTATCAAGCGCCTCCTAATCAAATATCACAATTGGCTGGTCTTGGAACTGCGGGTCTGGGCGCGGCAGCTATGTATAACGCAGCCAAAGGTGCAAAAGGTGGATTAGGAGAAGACATTAAAGGATACGCACCAGGCGGTGCTATTCCTATGAAAAGTTATAGCGATCAACAATTAAAGCAAGTAGAGAAAAGCCGTTATTCAGAACCTATGGATAAGTTATATGCGGCTGGTTTACAAATGGATCATGGCCATATGCGTGGCAATCCAGAGGCAGCTAGGCTAATGGCGCAACCTATGCCGTCACAAGGTATGCCTCCTCCACAGATGGCGAGTGCTGGCTTAGGTAATGCCCCAACTGGTGATGTTATTCCACAACAGTTTGCAGCTGGTGGAATTATGTCTTTTGCTGATGAAGGTGAAGTTCCGCCAGCAAAGAACCCAGTAGATGATGCATTAGCTATGTACGCCGACAAGAGTGGTAAGGTAGATTTGAATAAAGCAGCTTTGGCTTTATTGGGTCAAGCACAATCTGGCAAAGAAGCTACCAAAGATGAACGTGCAGCAATTGAAAAAAGTCTTAAAGAGCAAAATGAAATGGGTGGTGCAAGAGCATTAGCTCGTTTTGGTCTTAACTTGGCCGCACAACCTGGTCAGTATCTTGGTCAGAACGTAGCAGCAGCTGGTTTAAATACTTTAAATACTTACGAAAAAGAAGTAACGGCAGAGCGTGAATTGAAACGTCAGCTGGCTAAGTTAGATGCTGAAGGCGCTACTAAAGATGATGCTCGTAGATTGTCATTGGCTGGAACATTGTTACAGATTCAAGGTCAACGAGACATGAAAATGGCTGCTTTGGCTAATGCTCCAAGTGCGGAAGATAAATCATTAACAAGAGCAATGACTTTAGTTAATAACGACCCAACTATTAAAGCGTTGACAAAACAACAAGCTGCTTCTGGCGCACAACCTGGCACTCCTGATTATGATTATTACGAACAGCGTATTGCTGAACGTCAAATGCAAATATTTAATACTGCTGGCGTAAAAGTCCCCGAAGTTACCCCAACTAAAGTACAATACCCTAAACAAGAAGAGAAACCAGGATTCTTTAGCGGCCTATTTGGTGGCGGAAAATCTGAGCCTTCTCAACCTAAAGTAGTACCGTTTAACCAACTTCCAACTTAAGGCTGTTTTATGCCTATAGATGTGCAAATGCCTGATGGGACCATCATTAGTGGGGTCCCTGATAATATTACTCAAGCTGACCTTTTAAAAAGGTATCAGGCATACGCACCTCCCAAAGTTGCACAAAATCCTACTGGCGCAGTTCCAGATGAATTAGGCAGATATGATGTTGCCAAACAACCCGCAGAAGGTCCTTCAGTTGCCAATCCAGAAGGCGGATTCTCTGGCGCTCTTGCAGGTAGCACACAACAAATCCAAGCAGATATTGCCCGTCTTGCAGGAAAGATTGGCCTTAAAGATACAGCCCAAGCTGAACGGGAAGCAAAACAGTTTGAAGCCAAAGGTAGGCAAGTATTTAAACCTACCGAAAAAGGTTTTTTAGAAGCCCCGTTAACTAACATTGCTGAACTTGCTGGTAGCTCATTGCCATATATGGCGGCTCCTGTAGCTGCTGGTGTTGCTGCTTTAGCCTTACCTGAGATTGGCTTGGCTGGTGGATTAATTGGTACAGCAGAGTTAGCAACTGGTGCTGTAGGCGCTACACAATTTACAGGTTCAAACTTATCCCGTCAAGTTCAAGAAGGTAAAACATTAGAAGAAGCCAGCCTCCTTAAAGCTGGAGCTGCCGCTATTCCACAGGCAGCATTAGATGTCTTTGGATTAAAGATGCTCCCAGGTATCCGCCAGATCTTTACCAAAGCTGGCGTAGAAGTATCTAAGAAGGAATTAGAAGAAGTAGCCAAAAAAGGTTTGCTTGAGCAAGCTGGTAGTTATGCTTTACAAACTGGTAAGACTATGGGCGCGGAAGGTCTTACAGAAGCTGGACAAGCTGTATTCGAGCGATTACAAGCTGGCCTAAACATTGCAGACCCAGATGCCCGTAAAGAATACTTTGAGAACTTTGTAGGTGGCGCTATATTGGGTGGCGCATTCTCCGTTCCTGGCCATGCGTATGAAGCTATAGCTAATAAGAACAAAAAAGAAGTTGAAAAAGAATCTAAAGATGGTCTTGCTGAAGGCATGGAAAAAGAACGTGAATCTTTGTTAGAAGAAGGACAAAGATATCGCTACCAAGAATTAGATACCAAAGCCAATGGTACTGCTGACAAAGTTGTTACCGATGAGAATGGTAATGAACAGGTTATTAAAGGCGAAAAAAAACAATACTTAACTCCTGATGAGCAAAAGGAGTATCAAGAACTTAAAGATAAATTTGGCACAACCAAAGAAACACAAGCTGTTTTTGAAAAAGAACAAGAAACTGTTTCTAAAGATGAAAAAATTGGCCAAGTAACCGATGAGCGTGGTGGACAAGACATCAAGTATATGCAAGATGAACTTGATGGAAAAGACGTTACTCAAAAAGAAGAAAAAGAAGTAGAAAAAGAATTACAACAAGAAGACACTACTATTGAAGAAATTCAAAAAGAAGACGAAAAACAAGAACCAGTTAATGAAGAAGTTGTTAAAGAAGTAGAAAAAGAAGTAAAAGAAAATCCTAGTTTTAATATTAATAAAACAAAAGAAGAAATCCATGATGAAATAAAAAATTTCAAAGATGGAAAACAAGCTGGTGATTGGTTGGTAAGTAGCGCCCCTAATTCAGCTGCAGCGCACATTGCACAAAGAGTTCTTGAAACAGTAAAAAAATTAGAAAAAGCAGGTATACCTGTTCAGTTTAGAATTCAAAATGGCCCAATAAAAGGAAGCTATAAAAATATTGCGGAAAAGAATAATCAAGCTACAGATGCTCTTGCTTGGGCTGGACCAAAAACTGGAATGTCTCCAACAGGTAGACGTATGGTATCTCATTACACAGTTAGTTTAAATGGATTAGATAAACAAGGTAAAGCTCACAGATTAACTGGCACAGATTACTCAACCATTCTTCATGAAATGCTGCACGTTGTTACGGGAGCGCAGTTACACGCCATGAAAATGGGTAAGTTTAAAGGTGATAAATCTATTTATAAAGATTTGTTAGCCATTAAACGCGCTATTGCTGATAAATATGCGGAAGAAGAAAAACTTCCTCCAGAACAACGCAATCCTAAACTTAGGACTTTTATGCATTATATGCATTGGAGTTCTATTGGGCGTGATGGAAAACCAAATTTCAAAGAAGGTATGCCAGATGAATTAATTTCTCATGGCCTTACAGATCACGACTTCCAAGCATGGTTATCTACCATCAGGATGGGTAAATCAACAGCTCTTCAAGAGTTGATGAAGATTTTTAGAAAGTTATTGGGAATTGATCCTAACTTTGAAACTGCTTTAGATAGACTGGTTAAATCAACAAACAGATTCTTTGATATGACTGCAGTTGAGTCAAATCAATTTACCGAAGGATATGGATTTAAGTTTGGTCCAGGATTTGGAAAAGTTTCAGAAAAAACTACTTCCGCAGGATTTAAACGATTTTTTAATGGTTCAAAAGTTGTTGACGAAAATGGTCAACCATTGGTTATGTATCATTCAACAAAAGCAGAAGAAGATTTCAATATATTTGATACAAATCGGTCTTCTTATGGAGGTACTGGATCTTGGTTTAGCAGCGAACCATATAATAACTTTATTGCTGGGCAGGAAAACGGAAGAATTATTCCAGCATATTTATCATTAAAAAATCCTTTCTATGAAGAATTGCCAGCTGGGGATAGATTTAATAAAAATAAATTAATCGAACAAGGTTACGATGGTGTTGTATTTATCAGCCCAATTGATAAACATATTATTTCTGCCGTTGCATTTAAACCAGAACAAATTAAATCAGCTATTAGTAATACTGGTGAATTTAATCCTGAAGATGCTAACATCCACGCTGCTTTACCTCCAAGCGGTGAAGGACGTAACTATAAAGGCCAGCCAGTACAGGCTTCTTGGTCATTCCCAGAAGACAACATCAAGCATTGGTATGGTCTGAGCGATGAGAAGGTAGATAACATTATCTACAAGCTGCAAGACAAACAGATTGATACTAAGCGCGCCCAGCAGATGATTGAAAAAGAAGTTGGCAAAATTGATGACGATCTAAACGTCTACGATAAAGAGCAGCTTTACCATGGCAGAACTGCTACTGGTATCCGTGAGTTCTTGCTTAATGAATTGATGCCAGCCATCAAGCAGTTACAAAAGCTTGGCTTATCACCTCAAGAAATGCGGGAATACTTACATAACCGCCATGCTCAAGAGCGCAATGACAAGATGAATGAGATCAATAAACTTGATCCTGTTACTGGCAAAGAGAGAAAGACCCCTTGGGAACTACAGGATAGAGCTTCAGGTATAGCTACAGCTGATGCTAAAGCATACCTTGCTGGCTTAGACCCTAAGAAAAAGACTGCCTTGGAAAAGGTGGCCGATATGTTTGACAAGATGGTTAAAGAAACCCAAGACATTCTTGTGCAATCTGGCGCTGAAACTCAAGAAACAATTGATGCTTGGAATTCAACCTATGAGCATTATGTTCCATTATTCCGTGTAGAAGAAGATGTTGGTGGCTTTGGAACTACTGGTGCAAGCAAAGGCTTTGGAACCCAAGGTAAGTTCTCTAAACGTGCTATGGGTTCAGAGAAAGAAGTCCAAGATATTCTGGGTAATTTGATTGCCCAGCGTGAACGGGCATTGATTCGTTCTGAAAAGATTAAAGTTGGCCGTGCTTTATATGCCCTGGCTTTGAAGAACCCTAACCCAGATTTATGGCTGCCTGTAAACCCAGATGCAATTAAGAGTAAAGAAGCCTTAACTGCAGAGTTAATGGATCTTGGATTTAGTGACGCAGCAGACATTGCTAATAATCTAATGGAAGAGCCTAAGTCTCGTTACATTAGTAAGATTAAAAAAATTGATCCTAATACAGGATTACCGCTTAGCGACACAGAAGAAAGCGTTAAGTTAAAAGTAGATAACCTTAAACGCTTTGGTGAAAATGTATTCCCAATTCGTATCAATGGTAAAGATAGATACATTTTCTTTAACCAAGGAAATCCTAATGCAGTTCGTATGGTTCAATCATTAAAGAACTTAGATGCCGACAGTCTTGGAGATATTGAGGGTGTCATTGGTAGAATGACCCGTTGGTTTGCTTCTGTTAATACCCAGTACAACCCAATCTTCGGTGCAGTTAACTTATTGCGTGACGTACAAGGCGCTATGTTTAACCTGTCCACGACTCCAATAGCAGGTATGCAAGGTAAAGTTTCAGCTGGAATTATCCCAGCTATGCGTGGCATCATTAATGTATTGCGTGATGAACGTAAAGGCAAGACTGATACCACAGGTAAATGGGCTAAGGCTTTCCAAGACTTTAGAAAACAAGGTGGTCAGACTGGCTATCGTGAATCTTTGATTCGTACTGACGAAGAAAAAGCAATTATTGAAAAAGAAATGGGCAAGATTAAACAAGGCAACGTCAAGAAAGCTTTTGGCGCTGTCATGGGTGCGCTTACAGACTTTAATGATATGATGGAAAACTCCGTCCGTGTATCTGCCTATATTGCCGCATTAGATAAAGGATTAAGCAAACAACAGGCCGCTATTATCGCTAAGAACTTGACTGTTAACTTTGATAAAAAAGGCCAGTTGTCTGCCCGTATTAACGCTTACTACGCATTCTTTAATGCTTCCGTACAAGGTACTGCCCGCCTTGCCCAGACTCTTAAAGGTCCTATGGGTCGCAAGATTATTGCTGGCGGTATTGGCCTTGGCGCTATGCAAGCGGTGATGCTGGCTGCGGCTGGCTATCGTGAAGATGAGCCACCAGAGTTTGTCAGGGAACGTAACTTTGTTATCCCTATGCCAGATGGCAAGTATTTAAGCATACCTTACCCATTAGGCTTACATATCCTTCCTAACGTAGGCAGGATTACTACCGAATTTGTTTTGGGTGGCGGCAAGAATGCTGGCAAAAAAGTAGCCAATATGACTGGTGCTTTCATGGATGCCTTCTCCCCAGTAGGTAGTTCTGGCCTGTCTATTCAGTCTGTGTTACCTACCGTCCTAGACCCTATAGCGGCCCTAGAATCAAACAAAGATGCCTTTGGTAGGCCTATCTATCGGGAAGACCGTGCAACGAACCCTATGCCAGGTTATCTGCGTTCCCGTGAGTCTGCTAGTGAAATTAGCAAACAGATCTCCTACTTCCTTAACTTGGCTTCTGGCGGTGGTAAATACAGTAAAGGCTTCCTTAGCCCTACAGCAGATGAACTTGACTATATAGCTGGTCAGTTAACTGGTGGTGTAGGACGGGAATTAATTAAAACAGAACAAGCTATCAAAGCTGGGGTAACTGGCGAAGAGTTGCCTACCTACCGCATTCCATTAGCTGGCCGCTTTATTGGCGATACAGAATCCAAGGCTGCTGAAAGCCAGCGATTCTACGGCAACATTACTCGCATGGCAGATCACGAGCATGAAGTCAAAGGCCGCCAGAAGAATAAAGAAAACGTCATGGAATACTACAAAAATCATCCAGAAGCTAGATTTTGGCAGATGGCTAACAATGTAGAGAACGAGATTAACGCCCTAAACAAGCAAAAGAAAGAGTTCCAGGAAAAGGGTTTTCCTAAAGAACGTATCCAAAGAATAGACAATCAAAAAGCTTTAAAGATGAAACGGTTCAACGACTTCATTGCTAAGTACGAAGAGTAAAAAAAGAGGTTCCAAAAAGGAACCTCAAAACGTGAAGGAGTAATCAGCTCCACGTTTATTTTAACTCTATCTTTACCATTCCTTTTACTTCGTCTGAAAAAATAAATGTTGGTAAAAAACATCTATCGTTTACCCTTAGTGCGTCAGCCACACCATCCAATCCAGATTTAATTGCAGCAACCATGTTATCCGCGTCTCTATGGCGTTTATCTGGCGGATAGAAGGTTATATCCAAATTAATCTTTTTGCCCTCTGTAGCCTCTAATTTAGCCTCCAAAGCCAATGCCCAGCAGGTATGGCGGTATGCTTTTTTAAATTTAGCTTTCTTTGCCCAATGCATAGCTGCGTTAGGGGATAGTTCTTTGGGAGGCCACGGTAAACATAGGGTTTTCATGGTGTCACTATAACAGATGTTATAGTTGATAATGCAACACATGAAATAATATGGGTATGACCTATTGACATTATTATTTTTATGATAGACACTACAGTTTCTTAGGGGGAAACATGAAGAAACAAGCACCATATGTAACTAGTACAGGAGTCCAAATTGGTATTGGATATATCCAACGCCCTCCTAAGCCAATGCAGATTGATGATAAGGATATGTTGTACCTTCAAGAGGCTTTGTTAGCAACACCCGAATACATTAAGAGCAAGCATTTGTATAACGCATCTATAGCATTCAGTATGTTTTTTGGGTTGGCTTTAATGTTTTTAATTTTACTATCCAGCTAGGGGGAATTATGCAAGATCAAGTATTTACACCATTTCAAGAAGAAGTATTGCGTATTGCATTTCGTCATCTTGATAAGGAATTAGGATTGGATAAGTTCAATCAACAAGAACAGTTTGCAAAACTATGGGCAAAGATCCAGGAAGTTAAAAATGAAACTGACGAATAAATTCAACATTCCACAAACCTTTATGAATGTGTTGGATCGACCAACATACTCTAAAGGTAAGGCGCATTTGTCAGCCACTCAGTTGTTAAGCAGCCCAAAGATTGTGGCATTAACCAAGAAGTATGATGACCAGTTAGAGCAAGATGTGTCTGACATGATTTGGTCTATTTTTGGTTCTGCCGTCCATAACGTATTAGAGCATGGCAAGGATGAGAATCATATCGTTGAGCAACGACTTCATGCCGATAAGGATGGCTGGCATATCTCAGGCGCAATTGACTTGCAAATCATTAACGATAACGGCATCAGCATTAAAGACTACAAAACCACTTCAGTTTGGGCTGTTATGAATGAAAAGATTGATTGGGAAAACCAACTCAATATTTATGCATGGCTAGTTGAAACTGTAAAAGGCACAAAGATTACTGACCTAGGAATTGTAGGAATCATTCGTGATTGGACACGCAGAGATGCCAAGACTCGTGAGGGTTATCCTGAAGCACCAGTTAAAGAATTGCCTATTTGTTTATGGAGCATGGAGGAAAGAGATGCGTTTATTTCTAATAGGATTGCCTTGCATTCTGCTTGTGATTTTGCTTTGGAAACCGATGGAGAACTCCCAGATTGTACCCCCGAAGAAATGTGGGAAAAACCCACAATATATGCGGTGCGTAAAATTGGCGGAAAACGAGCGCATTCAACTTATGACACAGTTGAAAAGGCCATGTCAGCAGTTGCAGAGTTAGGCGATAACTACGACATTGAAGTACGGCCAGGAGAGCGTACAAGATGTGCAAACTTTTGCCAAGTATCAACTTGGTGTAATCAATATCAACAATATGTGAAGGAGCAGTCATGAAAAAGTTAATAGCTTTAATTGTAGTAGCGTTAATTTCTACCAGCGCAGTAGCTGCAATTAGATGTGTACCAAGTGGCGGTGGTACTTGTTGCTGGGACACAGACCGTGAAGGTCCATTTAAACCAATTGGATGCTAATCATGGGATTTTTTAGAGACGAACGAGTAGATTTTATGATGGAGCAAATAGCCTCATTGACTAATCGTGTTCAAATGCTGGAGAGGGATGCCAGTTATGTAGCAGATCAGCCACAGTATGTAAGCTTCTTTACCGCTGCCAATGCTTATGGTATTGATTACAACTTAGTTCCTCTGAATCAAGTTGTTAAAGCTATCGTTACGCATTTGGATATGCAGATTGAAAAAATAGCAGAGCAAACTATTACGAAGCCAATAGAAGTTAAGGTAGTAAAAAAGCCTACGACAATGGTTGGCGCAACTGGAATAGTAGTTATGCCTGATGGAAGTGGTATTTCAATGCCAGGATCAAAACCAAAACGTAAATACACAAAGAGGAAATCTAAATGAGCGTATATAAAAAACTACAAGAAGCGCGTATCCAGCTACAAAATACCAAATTGAACAAGTCAGGTAAGAATAAGTTTGCTGGCTATGAATATTTTGAACTGGGCGATTTCTTGCCACAGATTCAAAACATTTGCGCCAAGGTTGGCCTATGCGGAGTGGTATCGTTCAACGCACAGGATGCCTATTTAACTATCTACGATACAGAAACGGATAATTCCTTTGTTACATTTACGTCCCCAATGTCTTCAGCGGCTCTCAAAGGTTGCCATGATGTACAAAATTTGGGAGCTGTTCAAACTTATTTGCGTAGGTATTTGTGGACTAATGCTTTTGAAATTGTTGAGCATGATGCCTTGGACGCAACTACTGGAAGTGTTGAACCAGTAAAAAAATCTAAAGATACTTTCCCTGATGGCACACCAATTTCAAAGCCAAACTCTCCAGTCTTTGTTGTTGATAAGCCAAAACAAATTGCTGGTCAAAAAGGTGAGTGGCAGATTACCGCCCCAGCTAAACCAGAAGGCGATACCAAAGAATGGTTAGCATTAGTTAAGACAGCATCCCATATGTTGCTTGACTTATGTACTAACGAAGAAGATGTGATGGCAATATTTAAAAAGAACAAAGTTCTATTTGATACTGTCAAAGCAGCAGACGCTGTTTTCTTTAAAGAGATGATGGCGAAATTTACCGAAGTTAAAAATCAATTTACGAAGGAGTAATCATGGCATTTGAAGCAAAACCAAACACAGGCGCACTATTCGCTAATGAAACGAAGAAGGCCGATAACCATCCCGATATGCGTGGCGATCTCCATTTAGATAAGACTTTTCTTATTCAGATGATGGATAAGTCTAAAGGTTCTATGTGCAAGATTTCTGTTGCTGCTTGGAAAAAGGAATCATCTGCGGGCAAGAAGTTTCTTTCTTTGTCAGCATCTGAGCCATTTGAAAAGCCAGCTAAAGCTGATCCTTGGGAGTAAGCATTGGAAACCCTACAGTTTGAGGGCGTAAAGGTAGCGTTAAAGCAGGATAAGACAGGATACGTCCTGACCTTATCTCTGCATCCTGACGATGCTCCAGAAGCCTTGCTTCGGGATTTTGTCGGGTCTCGCTACCAAGTTGTCATGGTTAGAATTGGCGGTGATGAACAGCCTATGGATCGCCAGGAAGAGTTTGAAGGTAATAAGGCTATTCGTATTGCTGGAATGCTCTGCAAAGATCCTAAGTTTTGGAAGTATCTTTATTCACAAGAGCATATCTTTGATGAGGATATGGAAGATGCCACAGAATGGGTAAGAAGTTACCTTGGTGTGGAATCTAGGGCAGATCTTAAAACTAATCGTGAAGGCCAAATTCTATTATCAAAAATACAAACGGAATATCAAAAATGGCTACAAGAAAATTAGTGCCATATTCCCTTTACTTGCCACAAGAGTACCACGACAGGTTAAGAGAATATGCCAAACAAAGAAAAGCATCGGAAGTTATCCGTGATGCGATTGCCATGATGTTAGATGGTGGAGATGAATACACTAGCGGATATAACCAGGGTCTTAGGGATGCTGCCAAGATTGTATTTGATTGCGAAGAGGCTACTTATGTATCAGTTAAAGGCCGTGATGTTGGTGAACTATTGTCTGAACGAATTGAGGGGCTAAAGAAATGAATGAACAAGACCTAAGAGATTGTTTTGCCATGTTTGCGTTATGCGGAATATTGTCTTGTGATTACTCTGTTGACGAAGATCCAACAGTATTAGCTTACAAATATGCAGACGATATGCTTGATGCAAGAGATCCAAAACCAGCAGCAGGGCTACCAGCTATTAAACGCAAAGGAAGACCAAAGAATGATTCAAGAACTAATTGAAATAGCAGAAGAAATCTACACCATAGATGAAGCTATGGGTGTTAGACATGGCTTATTAATTGAACAAGTTGGCAAAGAATTGCAGTATATGGATTGCAAGTGCAAAGAGTTTTATGATGCAAAAATGCGTTTAGAAAGCCGTGTTAAACAATTGGAATTTGACTTAATGACAATAAGGAAACTGCAATGACTTGGAATCTAAGATTAGTTGAAATGACAGACCCGCAATTTCCCGATGATCCTTACATAGAAATTCGTGAAGTTTATTATGACCAGATTGGCAAACCTCTTGGCCATTCTGTTGCCGCAATGGGCGGAGCAGATAAAGATGAAATTAGAAGTTATCTTCAATGGGCTATGGATGCTTTAGATAAATCAGTTTTACATTTTGGAGAATGATATGAATATTTCAGTAAAAATTATTAAGGAGAATAAAGATGGTTCAGCCAATGCTGAGGTTAAGTTTGATAAAGAAGGACTCGAAGTCCTCGTCCAATGGGGACTTGTTGCTATGCTTACCAAAGCAATTGATGAATACAAAGTTAGACCCGATAAAGACAGCACTCCTATTATTGGACGGGCTAGAACAGCTGCCAAAAAAAAGTCTTTGGCGAAAAAGGAAAATTAGATGAACGCAAATGAATTAGCTGATGAATTAGAAAATACTTATCCGTTTGTGGGTGTCATGGAAGTTGCCGCCACCATGCTACGCCAGCAACAAACTGAAATAAATACATTAAGAAGTCATGGATATAAAACCCAATACGAATTATTAAGGCTTGAATTTTTACAGCAACAAGCTGAAATAGAAGCGTTGAAAGACGGTATTGAAAAATTAAAAGATGCTTATTGCCAAAAAGACCATGAAATAAAAAAAGCAGAACAGTATTGTTTAGATGCTTTTGAGCGTGGCAGACAAATTGGGTATGCTGATGGAATGATAAATAGAAAGGCACAAGAGAAATGAAAAACTTTGACATAGAAGTATTTGTAAAAGACCTTGACAAGCTATTTAACGATATGCAGGACAAGGCAATTGCTGGTTCAGAGAATGTGGCTACTGCATCTTGGGTTATTAAAAACCAAACAAAAGAAATTGAGTATTGGAAAGAAAAGTTTGATAAGGCTATGGAGATACAAGAGAAATGAGAATTGACCTTACGGTCCATGAAATGTTGGTCTGTCAAACTCTAGGTGTTCTTAGAAGAAGCTCTGCTATGGGCAATGTCAAAGACCAGCAAATGGGAGATCAAAGTCCTTGGAACATTGATATTGATGGGGTTATTGGTGAGATGTGCGTAGCCAAGCACTTCAATGTATTTCCAGATATGACTGTTGGCATTCGTAAGGGTGGCTCTGACCTTATGGTTAAGGATAAATCTGTGGATGTAAAAACCACTAGAATAAAATCTGGCAGGTTGCTTTCAACATTAAGTAAAGCAGAAAACCCTTGTGATATTTATGTTCTTGTTATTGTTGATGATAAAGGGGGCAATATTGTAGGATGGGCAGACAAAACCCTATTGTTTTTGCCAGAAAATATTACTGATTTAGGGCATGGCCAAGGATATGCATTAACCCAAATTCAATTAAAAAAATTTAAGGAGTAATCGAATGACTACATTTACTACTATCGACAGAGAAGAAGAAGAAAACTATCTTCGTTTACAGCTTGAAGTTCAACAACGGGAAATATTAAGATTAAATGGAGCTATTCAACGACTTACGGAAGAACGTAATGCTTATGAAGCTGCTTATGCTGCCTTGTTAGGCCACAATATTTCCAAAAATCCTAATAAAGATGATCTTGATATGGATGGGCGTTGCTAATTATGAGCAGCTGGCTAATCATTTTAACTGGGTTAATTTATGCGTATATTGCAATTGAACAAGGATTTAAAGGTAATTTTCCCATGTGTATCTGCTACGCTTGCTATGCTGGCGCTAATGTGGGTTTGTATATGATGGCTACCAAATAAAACATATGTTACAATTGCTGCATTGCAACATAACTAAGGAGAGCAATATGTTTGATTTTGAAAAGCAATACAAAGATGCACTAGAGAAGTTTGAGACTGTAACCAAGCAGAGCAAGCAAGCGTATGAGTTCTGGTACAACTGCGTAATGGATACTTGGAAAGACCTGTATAGCAAGAAGAAGTGATTTAACGGGGGGTATAACCCCCCTTTTTGTTTCTCAAAGTGTACAAAATGTGTAATTAATTCAACATTTAAATGCACAGATGTCCTATTTTTGCATGAATTTTTATTGAAATTTCATGCACTTGTTTTTAAGTTAGCCAACAATAACAAAGTAATCGTTGTAACTGTGAAACACAACACTTCTGTTGTGGAAAAAAGTTTCCCGATCGGTAATATATGGCTGTATATCAGGGTATATCGGTGTATATCTTCCCGAACGGGAAATTATTAAATGACTCTTTAATAAGGCTTTAAGCTACTTAAGGACTCTTTAATAAGTCAAAACTTTACAATCCCCTGTCAATAACTTTACAAAATATGTCTAAAAAAGACCAAAAAGTGTACACATAGGTATCAATGTGTATAGAAAATTGCTACTTATAGGTTGTAAGTTTTAATTGGTTCATGGCTTTTTAAGTCAACATTACAAGCCCATTTAACGGCTTCTTCTGCTGTTAGACCCATTCTCATGCAAACTTCAGCTGCCATAGCACCAGAGCCAATAGCCATAAAGGTTTTTGCTCTTTCCCATTCAAGGTCATCTCCGCAATAAAAAAGACCTTCTTTGGTTAACCTAATAAAAGAACTATCAGCTTTAAGTTTTGGTTTGGTTTTGCTTTTTTTATTAATGTAATCAACTACTTTTTCGCAATCACTCCAATTTCCTGCAACTCCTAACCATCCACCATCTATTGCCACAATCTTTTCATCAAAATATTTAATGCCCGTATCGTCATCTGAAAACTGGCTATCAGAGACTAATATTTTATTGATCCAATCGCCAACAATGGTAGTCATATCTTTAATATCTCCCCTCTAAACTCCACCTCATCCTCGCCACACACCATAATCATCTCTGGCATGAGCATACGGCCTTGGTCAAAGGATAGCATTACAAAGCCAGAACGCCAGTCTTTGGGGCTATCCTCGCAGTATTCAAAGGTAGGAGACATAGGATCGGCAAGGCAGCCAGTCTGAATGCCCCAATAGGTTCCTTGGTAATTGCTAATTGGACTGGCACAGAGAACGTGCGTATGCCCCGTAATGATGTTCGTGTTCCCCGCCGCCGTGAGGTTGCTGTAACCCGCCGTGCGGCCACCCTTAAAACGGTGCTTTACAACGGTATCCTCGCCTATCCAGAAGCTCCAACAAGTCTCCCAGTTGGGGAAGTGATACTTTAGG